ACATATACATAATGGATTGTGCCTTATCTTTTTGTGTCTCGTCTTCTTTTTTCAAATAGATACTTAGAGATGGATTTTTAATATCGCTTGATAATGATAATATTTCTTCAATTCTTGGCACACCACGAGTCACGTTAGATTTAGACGCAACACCAGCAAAATGGAAAGTATTAAGTGTCATCTGGGTTGATACTTCACCAATACTTTGTCCAGCGATCATTCCAACCATTTCACCAGGTGTAACAATAGCTCTTTTATAATCAATTGTAATTGTGTCTAACAATAATGTTAATGCGGCCTTATTAAAACGTTTTACAATTAATAATTCTTTTGGAGACAAATTGAAGAAGAATAAAGTTTTAAATAAATTAGTTGGAGGGGCATAATGATTTTTATTTAAATTTTCAAAACAATTTTCAATCATTTGAAATGCTTCTAATGGTGTAATATCAACTAAAGAGGACATTGTTAAATTTGTTTGGCCTTGAATATTGCCAATAATATATGAAAATGCTACAGGACAATTTACAACACTATCTCCTTTATTTTTAAAAACATTTTTAATTATATCATCACGCATTTGAATCATTAATTCAACATATGTATTTGTTTTCTTTATCATTTCTTCGTGTTGCTTTTTATATCTAGTCATTGTATTTTTTAAGAATATATTACCAAGAGTTTTAATCTTGCCATTTTCTTCAGGAATTAAATAATGAGCATAAATATCTTGAATACTCATTGAAACAAGACTAATGTATTGATTCTCTACTTTAACAGTATCAATATTATCATCTCCATAAGCAAACTGTACTATTTTATTTTTATTTGTGCGGATTGTCATATCATACGAAACCATTAGATCTTCAAGACCTTTGATTAATCTTCTTTGGATATAACCTGTAGTAGATGTTTTAACAGCTGTATCAATTAAACCAACACGACCACCCATAGCGTGGAAGAATAGTTCTTGTGGGGTCAAACCATTGATATAAGAACTTTCTACAAATCCACGAGCATTTGGTGAATCATCGTATTTGGTGAAATGAGGCAATGTTCTATGTTCAAACCCATATGGAATACGCTTACCGTCTACGTTTTGCTGTCCAAGACAAGAAATCATAAAGGAAATATTTAGATCTGAACCTTTAGATCCAGCATTAACCATTGTAACAAAACGATTATCTTTTCCCAAACTTTTTAAACCAATTTTGCCTGATTCAGAAGTAGCTTGATTTAAAATATTGTTCACTTGTGTTTCAAACTCTTCTTCATTTGTTTTTCCAGTATTATTTTCAAATATACCTATCTGAGTTTTATCAATTAAATTTTTAACTTCGTTTTTCTTTTGAGTAATAACTTTCACAATTTCTTCATTTGTTTTATGGTCTGATATCAAATCACTAATACCCACGCTAAAGGCACTTGATTTCATATATTCAGTTACCACGTTTTGTAAATCATCGATAAATTTAGCGGATGACATATTACCAAAATCATTACAGGTTCTTTGTAGAAGACCCTTGGTTCCAGCACCCAAAACACCTTTGTCCATTTGACCTCTAATATATTTTCCATTTCTAATTTCTAGGACAGCATTTGATGTTTTCGCGTCATCTTTATCCTCTTTGAATGCTTTTGTTTTATATTTCATTGATAAAGGAGGCATTATTTGACTTAAAATATCGAAGTTTGTAATTCCTTTTTCGCTTTCGGCACTTTTTAATAACTCGTGCTCATTCACACCATTAAACATCATTAGGATATTCATTGCGTCTCTTGGGCTAAAATGGACGTCTGGTCTTGTGAACTGATAGCATCCAAGCATTGAATCTTGATAAATACCAATAATACTTGAGTTGTTGGCGGGGCTAATTATTTGATATGGTACTGCCGCCAAATTTTTTAATTCTGCTTCGGACTCTGGGTCCTGTGGCATGTGAAGATTCATCTCCATGGTCTGGAAATCCCTTACGATTTCTCGTAAGGATGGACTATACCTTGTGCTTCATTAGGCTGGTCAAGCCGTCATTTGAAACCCGCGAACATCTAGTCTCTGAGCCTTCCCCATACTCTTACCATTCGAGGTTAGGGGCTTGGTTGCTGATTGTCCAATCCTTCACATTTTTACCATTGGTTTCGGCTATTAACCGAGTTCCTCACAAATGTTTCCAGATGTAAGTGGTAGTGAAGGCTCTAAGGAGGTTCCAGCAGTTTGGACGCGTTGCCATTCTAATATATCTAATATAAATTGTCTTGCTCTTTCTTTTATCTCTTCTATTGTTTCATATTTTCCTACAAAAGTTGTGCGCATTTTTCCAAAGGTTACTCTAATATATTCATAATTTAGAGTATTGTTTTTTATAATAGATATATATTTTTCAATATTATCTTTGTCAATATCTATATTTTTATACTTATCAAATCTATTATTTGAATGTATTTTTTGGACTCTTTTCATATCATTTTTTCTAACTTGTGGGTTATTTTTATGTTCTTTTAATCTTTGTGAAATGAGTTGTTTTGTTTTATCACTTCTTTTTAATTTTGGATTTAAAATCATATTAAATATTGGTTTTGTAACCTCATCTAATATAATCTTATTCCCTTTTTTAAATCCACATTTCTGACCTCCATAAGTTAAGTTATAACCATTAGGATATCTTGTATTAAAGTCAGAAATGAATTTTGTTTCATATTTATCCAACTCATTAATTTCACAACTAAGAATTAATTCACATTTAAAATTTTCTATTCCATATTTATTAAACGCACTATTTAAATATCTGCAGGCATTATACTTAGTAATACTCTTAGATTCACTTATGTGACTTTTGAATCTTCCAGTATAACTAAATGGTCTATATTTGCCTCTATTTAAATAATGACTTCTTGTTTGCCCAATATACATTTTATTTGTTAGTAAATTTGTTATTTTATATATTTCACCTTTTATTTTATGCGCTTCACTTTTATCAAGTAAACTATCCATTTTATATTTTATAGCAAGATTTATTTATATTGTTTAATTTAGAATGACTAGACGATTATATTGATTCAACCACATGAATCAGTAGATATTACAACGTTTTCCCTACTAAGTATTATCTACAACTTAATAGGCGGTCGCCTGTTGGGGACAAGATGAATTTTTATCCCCATCGAAATCGGCATTATATGGTTTGGTCTAACCATAATCCTTACGATTTCTCGTAAGGCCGGAATACACCTTGTGCCTCATCAGGTTGGTTAGACCATCATTTGAGACCCGTCATCTTCTACTCTCTGAACCTTCCCCATGCTCTTACCATAACGAGTTTAGGGGCTTGGCTGCTGATTATCCAATCCTTCACTTTTTTACCATTGGGTACGACTATTAATCGTGGTCCTCCAAGACGTTTCCATCAGGGAGTGGTAGTGAAGGCTCTAAGGAACTTCCAGTCAGTTTGGTGACGTTGCGTTCACCTTTAATAAAGGTAAACACTAGGGGGTAGCACGCTTTTAACGCCCCCTGTTGCCGACACCAGTTTATCGGCTACATTCATTCTGAAAGTATCACCTCGCTTCATAATTCGAGCGATATGACACATCATACTCATTCTATGAAGAGTAGGTTGACGATTAAATAGAACGGCGTCACCGTCCATCATATGTCTATGAACAGTATCACCTTCTTCAAGTACAATAGATTGTCTATCCAAGTAATATCGTAAGGTAATTGATTCTCCGTTCTTCTTCTCTAGAATTTTAGCTCCAGGCCACACTTCAGGCCCATTTTGTACCAATTTTGTCAAAAACGCCTTATTTATTTTATTGACAATAACTGGCTTTGTAATATTTTTGGCAATCTTCATTGGAATACCTAGCTCACGAATGGAAATATTAGGGTCGGCAGTAATAACAGAACGAGCACTAAAATCTACACGTTTTGCCATAAGATTGCCTCTCATACGACCACCCTTACCATTTAATCGGTCCTTAATCGATTTCAATGGTCTTCCAGATCGCTGCGCAACTGAAGCCACACCGGGTATTTTATTATCAACTTGTGTAGCAATATAATATTGTAACACAGTCGTCCAATCATCAATCACATTTGCTGGAGCATTATTTTGAATTTTCTCTTGTAAAGTTTTATTTGTTTTAATAATATTCACTAAAATATGACTTAAATCATCTTCTGATCTCTGCTGTGCGTCATGTTTTACAGATGGTCTAACCGCAGGAGGAGGAACAGACATGACTTGACAAATCATCCAATCAGGTCGTGAATAAACAGGACTAAACCCCATAAACGATACATCTTCATCTGATATCCTCTTTAATATTTTTAAAATCATTTCTGGTGTTACTTTTATAATAATCGGTTCTGACTCATTATTTGACCCTTCACTTTTCCATTCAGCAAATATAGTAGCAAGACCTTCTTTTCTAATTTTATTTGGCTGAAGACAACCACACCCATCTTCAATATCTTCACCACAACGCTTAATCTTGCTAGCTAATGAAAATACATATTTCCATCTTGCGTCACCCTGTAATTTTAAAGCCTGTTTATATTTTTCTTTGTTTACTAAAAGTTTACTACATTTAAAACAAACACACCGTAGACATTTTATTATAGTGGTTAAATATTGAATATAAACAACTGGTCTAGCTAATTCAATATGACCAGCATAGCCAGGTGTTTGCATATAGTCTAATCCATCTGTAGGACAAATTAATCCTGGTTCTAAAACTCCCATCCTAGGATCAAATAGACCACCAATAACCGGTTTATTATTTATATATGTATCACGGCTAGTTATTTCAGCAACTGACCCTTTTCGTATTTCATCAGGAGACAAAATACTAAATTGGATACCAATTACTTTGGAACAATTTCTCGACATAATATTTGAATTTGAGTATTTCGACATCTCTTATAATATAATACAATAGATTTATATTGTTTTTTATTAATCAATTTTATTTTAAAATAATCATCTCATTTTATTTTTATTTCATTTTTACATATAATAAATTAAATTTATTATGATTAATAAATGTTAAAAACTTATATAAAAACAACTACAATATAGTTTGATAATCAAAATTATTACTAAAAATAAAATTGATTTTGATTTTGACTTAAAAATTTAAGCATATATATTGTAAGAATGGGACGAGACAGTCAAAGCAAATTATCAAAGAGAGAACAAATGAAACGTTCTAAAAAGGAAGATGATAAATCACGCAATAAAAAGAAAAATGAAGAATCTGATAGTGATAATAATAGTGAAGATGAAAGTGAAAATGAAATGGATGTACATGAATATCGTAAATTTTTATCAAAAATATTTCCATCAAAACATTTAACTAATAAAATTAAAGCAGGAGAAAAGGTTAAAAATAAAGACTCAGACTCAGACGATGAAGATAAAAAAGAATATTTTACATCTAAAAATAAGAAACATAGAAAAATAGTCGAAGAGGAAGAGGAAGAATGGGAAACTGAGTCTGAAGAAAGACCAAAAAAAAAATCTACTAAGAATAAAAAGAAGAAGGCTGTAGAATCAGAATCAGAAGATGAAACTCTTGGTAGTCAGGATACTGATGACGACGATGATGAAGATTATGAAGAGGAGGAAGATGAAGAAGATGAGGATTATGAAGAGGAAGAAGATGAGGAAGAGGAAGAAGAAAGTAATAAAAAAATCAAATCAAAAAAGGGTTCTAATAAGTTAAATATTATTTTTACAATTGGAGGAACTAAAGCAGACGAAGAAGATGAAGAAGAATGGATAGATGAAGAAGATGAAGACTATGTAGATTCTGATGAAGAAACAGAAGATGAAGACGCATCTGTATCAAGTTCATCTTCAGATGAAGATGATGAAGAAGAAATAGTTGTAAAAAAATCAAAAAAAAATAGTAAACAAATTGTGAAAAAGGAAAATGAAAAAGAAATTGTATCAACCGAATCTCCTTGTGAAAAATCAACTAATGATGATAAAAAAATAACAAATGAAATGTTAGAACAATTAAAACAAATGTTAGAAAAAAATCCAAAGGATAAATCTATTAAAAAGTGTATTGAAGTATATGAAGCAGATATTAAGAAACAAAAGGCAAAACAAGAAAAGAAGGATATAAAACATAAGGATAAAAATATGCGTATATTCAAAAAAATAGTGAAAGATAAAAATACAATGAATGACTTTTCATTTTATGAAAAGCTTGGACTTATTGAACAAAAAAAAATAATCAAAGAATTAAAAGAAATTAATAAGATAACCAGAATTGAAAAGCCATATCGTATGACACTTTTAGAATCCAATATTCCAGTTCAATTTAAAAGTGCGGCAATGAAAAAAATAAATTCACTTCGATATATGGAGCCAGGTAGCGGTGAATATTATAAAATTAAGAACTGGGTTGATACTTTTATGCGTATTCCATTTGGTAAAACAGAAGATTTACCTATTAGCATTGAAGATGGAGTAGAAAAATGCCACGATTTTATGGAAAATGCTCAGAAAACATTAAATAATGCGGTTTATGGTTTAAATGACGCAAAGATGCAGATTATGCAAATGTTAGGTCAATTACTAACTAATCCAAAGGCAATTGGTACTGCTATTGCGATCCACGGACCACCAGGAACTGGCAAGACTAGCTTAGTCAAGGAAGGGATTAGTAAAATTTTAAATAGACCATTCGCATTTATTGCTCTTGGTGGTGCTACAGATAGTAGCTTCTTAGAAGGTCACGGGTATACTTATGAAGGTTCTACTTGGGGTAAAATTGTACAAATCTTGATTGATAGTAAATGTATGAACCCAGTCATTTATTTTGATGAGCTTGATAAAATTAGTGATACGCCAAGAGGTGAAGAAATTGCCGGAATTCTTACACATTTAACAGATACATCACAAAATTCCCAATTTCACGATAAATATTTTGCGGAAATTAATTTTGACTTGAGTAAATGTCTATTCATATTTAGTTATAATGATGAATCAAAAATTAATCCTATTTTAAAGGACAGAATGTATAGAATAAAGACAAAGGGTTATAATCAAAAGGAAAAGACAGTGATCTCAAATAGTTATTTATTGCCAAGAATTCGAGAACAAGTAAGGTTTGACCAGTCACAAATAATGGTTAATGACGCAACGATTCATTATATTATTGACAACCATTGTAATAAGGAAGATGGTGTAAGAAATTTAAAACGTTGTCTTGAAATCATATACACAAAACTTAACCTTTATAGATTGATGAAACCTGAATCAAACTTATTTGAACAAGATATGTCATTAAAAGTTGAGTTTCCATTTACAGTGACAAAGGATATTGTGGATAAATTAATAAAAAAGGAAACCGAAAACATTTCAGCTTTATATAGTATGTATGCGTAAATAATAGTAAAAATAATTATAATATTAAAAATAAAATATATTAAAAATTAAATAATATAAACTATTATGAGTTTAAATTATTTTTTATTGTGTAAAAAATCAGCAGAAGAAAATATTTTACATATTGATGCGATTATTACAAATTATCACAAAATGTATACTGAATTATTAAAACATTATGAATGTATGTCAGATTGCGATGAAAACCAACATTATAGAAATATATTAAGATTAAGACAAGAATACATTGATAAAAAGAAAGAACAAATGGAGTTATTACAAATATATAATAATAGAATATATAATTTATGTCAACATAATTTCATTGATGATAACATAGATGTCACACCTGAAATAACACAACAAATAACATATTGTACTGTATGTGAATATATCAAAACATAATTTATTTGCTTCTTGTTTTTTTGGTTTTATTGTTTTTAACTCCCTTGTTTCTTTTACTTCTAGAAGAAAGACTCACACCTCTAGCTCTATTTACAGATGAAAAATCTAATATTTTATTAATAATTTGTTTACTCATTATTTTATAATTTATTACACCAATTTTTTTACGTCCCATAAAATTAAACCCGTAATTTGTATAAATTTCTTCTAATTTTTTAGATGTTTTTTTTATTTGTCTATTTTTATCTTTATCTTCATTTTCTATATTATACTCAATCATTAAATATATATCTTGTTTATGTAATAAGGAAATAGTAAGTTGTTCAAATAAATAAAATAAAGCTTTTATTGGAGATACAATCTGTTTTTTAATATCATAATTTCTACTTCGACACACATCATTAATCCAACATTGCGCGTCTTCTATATCGGTACCTTCATCTAAATGATTATATATTTGTATAGTTCCAGATGCTATATCAGCATTTGGATTATTCACATCATTAAATTCAGATGAATATACTATGCAAAATACACTTATTTGAGCGTTTTTGATATAATCTGTAATAGTGTCTATATCTACATCTAAACAAGTAGAACCATCTTCTAATTTACGGTTACCAAAATAATGAATAACTTCTCTTTTATGTTTTATAGAGAGAGGTAAAAAATATAAAATATATGAATATTGGTTTTCTTCGAAATCAAAATTTCCAACATATTTTCCATTTAATGGAAATGTAAATGCCATAATATATTCATATATTTATTTTACTATATTTTATATAATTTACGCATTCTATTTATATTTTCTTTAAGTATCTTTTTCAATTTATTATATAAATTTGATGTTTTTAATTTTCCAAAAGTATTTGGGATTTTCAATTTTGGACATTTATAAATGTCCATTTTTCATTTTTG